GCTCATTGTAATAGCCTTGATGGCGGTGTCGGATTTACCTGCATCCGTAACTGCCTGAAATTCATCATCGTCCAGCCAGCGCATGGCTTTAAAGAACAGGCGGGGTACAGCTGCCTTAGTGTCAAACTTTAGACGGGTTACAACCATCTCGGGGTTGATGTTTTGCGCAGCCAACCAGCGAGCGTACGCCTGAAGTGGGCGGTTCTCGCCTTCTTCTTTACCAAAGATTGACGTGGCGGGCAGGGTAATCTGCAGCACATCGCCCTCAATATCGTTGGCTAGAACAACTGCCAGCCGCTGAGAGAAACGGCAAGCACGGGACTCGCCCTCACCCGAACCCCGAATATTCTGGGGGCAGGTTGCGCAACGATCAGACTGGGGGTTCTTCGCCTCAGCCGAGGGCTTCTCGCCATCAGCAGACCAGCAATCGGGGGCGGCGGTCTCGCCCTCTACATACTTGCCGGAATAAAAAGTCCGCGCCACATTCGGGGCGGCGTTAACAATAACCACATCAAGAAAACGGTCTTCGATTGAGGCAATCTCTTTACCGCCAGACACCAGACGAAACACCCCACCCTTGATGGAGATACGCTTGGTGTTATCGGTGCCGCTACCAACGAGGGCTTTGGCAATACTGGACAACGCGCCAGCTTTCTTGGCGAAGGCGGGAGCTTTCCCGGGGTTAAACGCGACTACGTTAGACATAAAGTACTCCTTATCGAGTGGGTTTGCGTACGCTAATTGCATACTCCGTATCGGAGTTCAACCCCGGCGGTACGATACCGGGGTTTTCTTCAAGAAACTTTGCCATGTTGGACTGCGCAATCCTCTTCTCCAACAAGTCAATCGCATCATGCTCAACCATAAACAGCTTGAACTCCTCCCAATCTGAGGTGCTGTAGCGTGTCTTCTTGCTGAGCATCACAGTGCCGGCATCGGTTCGCATGGTAGTACTACCCATAGCCAGCATCTGATCCTTCATAGCCGAGACCAGCTCGTTCTGCTGGGCTTTCAGCTCTTCAACCTGTGTTTCATACTCCTGCGTGAGCTCCTGTATCCGCGCCCGGATCTTTATGTAAATCTTGGCAAGCTTGTCCATCGGAACAATGTCAGTCATAGTGACCTCCTTCTTTGTTATGTCTAGATTTTGACAGGATTGTAGTCTCCTTGTCAACTGGCTATCTCCTCCTCGTACAACTTAATAAACAGGTTGTGCTCATCCACCCGCCCTTCCAACTGCTTAAACATCCGGCGCTCGATGTCGCTGCCCTGTATGTGAACGACCGTGACGCAGTCCGAATTCTGTCCAACCCTGTCTGCTCTAGCGGTACATTGCAGATACGTTTCAACTGAAAGCACCGGACCCCAGAATACAACCGTGTCTGCTGCAGTCAGGGTCACTCCGTGAGCCGCAGCTTGGGGTTGTATGACCAGCACCCTAGGATCGGGGTTCTCCTGAAAGTTCTTAAAAATAAACCCCCGCTTTGAGGCGCTGATGTCCCCGTGAATCAGCGAGTTGGATATGTTGTGCTTGGTCAGATGGCGGCTGATCGTGTCTATGCTGTGGCGATAGGGGGCAAAGACCAGAACTTTACGGTCGGTCTCTTCGATAACCTCCATCAACACGCTTAGCCGAGGTGCGCAATCAAACTCCACCACTTCCCCATCATCCGTATACGCAGCTCCTGCACTGATCTGTAACAACTTATTAACTCCTGCGGCTGCATTAACTGCACTGATTGTTTCGCCCGCCGCTTGGACTAGCATGCGTTCCTTAAGCAGCTTGTAATACTTGGACTGCTGGGGGGTAAGCGCCACCTCCCGAGTTTCAACCATGACGGGGGGCAGATCCAAACACTGGGCTTTTGTAAATCGAATGGCGGGCTGTAGAACTTCATGGACTTTGGCAGCAGACGTTTCTTTCGGAGCCCATTTAAATTGGGTTAACTTGTTCATGACCATGTCACGCCAAGCCGTAAAGAATTTAGGAACGCCGCTGGGGTTAACCAGCTTTGCCAAACCATACGCATCAAGCGGAGACTGCGAAGCCGGGGTTCCCGTCATCATCCACAGCCATGTGTCTGGCGTAATAATTTTGTTAAGCGCCTTCCATCGTTTAGTTGCTACATTTTTATAGGCGTTGGCTTCGTCCACGATGATGAGATCAAACCGCCCATCGTTTGCTATTTCATTACCTATTAAGTGCAGCCCATCGTAGTTGGTAATAACAAACTCGTAGTCGCCCTGCACAAGTTCTATCCTGCGTACGGCTTGCGTGTGGTGCGCTACGACCGCACTTCGATGGATGATGCTTTTACCTATGTCACCCATCCAAGCAGAGTGCATGATCGAAAGCGGGCAAAGAATAAGGCAGCGCCTAACCCGTTTTGTTTTCATCAAGTAGTCAGCTGCCCACAAAGCAGAAAGCGTCTTACCCGTACCCGGCTCCGAGAAAACAAACGCGCGTTGATTAAGCGTGAGAAACGCGGATGTTTCTATCTGGTGCTTAAAAGGTGCGAACCTTCCGGGCCAGTCGTATCGAGAGATGATGGGCGAGGGTACATCTTTAACTCCAAGATTCTTTAATACCCTCGCTTCATCTAACCCCCAAAAAATTGCTACTTCGTGAAGACCGTTTTCTGTTTTGTTTACTATCTCGCTTCTTGGTATTACTTTATATTTGTTCGGGTTGCGCGTACGCAGTACCAGAACTTTGTTATCAACTATCTGCATTCAACTGTAGCCCCTCAAAGTTTTCGAATCGGGTTAAAGGTTCGGCGATAACAACCTTGCCGGGTTCTTTCCAAGCCAAGTACTTCAACTTATTTTCCTGCGCCAAACGAACTGCAGCCAAACACATAAACCCATCTTCAGCAATACGCTCAAGCTCGACAGGTGAGTGGCCGTACTTCATCGCCCACAAATAAACCAGAATATCTTTCTCACATTTAATGGGTGCTTGATCTTCTTCATACACACACTCCAACAAACGTTTTGAAAAGGTGGGTTTCTCTTTCTTAAACATCTGGGACAAAAGGGTAAAGCGGGTAACAATTTTTTCTTGGTCAGTCATAATCAATGCCTCGGGTTGAACTCACATCCTTTTACTTGACACCACTTGCACAGTGGAGACTGTGAAGGGTTCCACACATTTGTTTCAAACGATCCAGCCAGTCGAGCTACTCGCTCTCTATATTTCCACCATGCGTCTGGTGCGCGGTCTAACGACATCTTGTGCTTGTGCATCGTCCCTTTCACCACGAACAACAAAGCTGAATTAATGTGACGAACATGGGGGAAGTGGGCAAAGGTTAAGAGCGACATAAGTTCTAGCTGCCCAATGTCTGGGTACTTATCGCTTCCAGTTTTGTAGTCCACAATCCATGCGGTCAGATCATCGTCATCCACAATCAGCAGATCAACGATACCGCGTACCCATACATCCTCGGCAAAAAAATCACACGGCTGCAGGTCAATCGTCAGCGCCATCTTGTGCTCGGCAAACCTGCGTCCGGGTTTTAAAAGCAGCGCATCGATTGTAGGTTTAACAAAAGCAAACTGCGGTGGCAGTTCTACCCCGTCTCGCACATACAGTTCAGCCGCCTTGTGTAATTCCTCCCCGTAAATAATCTGCTCTGTCTTTTCAAACGGATAGTTTTTCAACACCCGCACTTCGTGGTATCGCCTAGCGCAACCTTCGTAATCCTTAAGGGCGCTGTGCGACCAGACGATTTTGTGTTCCATTAGAACTCCGCTGAGAGGATGGCCTTGTTAAGCCGGTTGGAAAAGTTGATAACAAACTCTTCATCGTCATCGAGTTTGCTCTTCATGTCGTGGAGAATTGCGTGGGTCAGCTCGTGCCAGAAGGTGTCGTAGATCTCTTCTGTTTTGTATTTAGTTCCCAGCGCAGCGCTTTCCTTGCCAATCTTGATTGTGTTTTTATCGTAGTCAATCTCCCCCATTATTCTTTTGCCTGCGTGTTTGACTTGTTTAATTGCGTACCATTTCCTGCCAACTTTAATGCGCTTGGGTATTGTCATTTAGCATCTCCATATCTCTTACCTGCATCTACTTCAGCTTCAAGCGGAAGACCTTTCATGTATGTCGGGACGACAACCATCTGTGCCAACACCCATTCTTTGGCCTCTTCCGTTTCCTCTTCCGGCACCAACACTACAACTTCATCGTGAACAGTTAGCACACACGAATACCTTTTTTGTATTCGCAGCATACCGTCCGTCATGACGCACCTAGCCACGGCTTGAACGATGTTTTCTGTTAGCTTGCCGCCGTACAGTTTTGTTTCGTTCGATCCGTAAAACCACTGAGGCCGACCCTTCGGGTCAAGCTTCGCCTTCAACTCAGGATACCGCAAAGCCAGACCGCTTGGCAACACAATACTTTCTTTCTGAAAGGTCAGACACTTAAAAGGTATAGCGCTACCGCTAGCTAGGCTGCGTTCGATGAGCGATGAGCACATCTCCCAAAAAGAAACAACTGGCCATGCGGCTGATCGATACTTGTCGATAATTGTTTTTGCTGCTAGGCAATGCACCAGTAGTTCTTCATCTGTGCATGTGTGCGGTATGTCGAGCATGCGTTTAGTGTTCTCATCCCAAGATAAAAACTTTTCTAAATCGTATGCGCCAACACCTAACTGCTTGGCAAAACTTTTATCGTATCGAGTAGGCGGTGCTCCAAGAAAGCCAGTCAACAACTGCGCCGCAAAGTTAGCCCAGCCTAGACCATAGCCGCACCCCAACAACGCCGACTTCGCAGACTGCCTGAGTTCGGGATGGCTCTCTTTACTTAGCCCCGGTATGTTAAACATCTGCGCACCGAAAGCAGCATAAGGATCAGCACCCGATCTAAAAATGTCGAGCATCTCGTTGTAGTCTGACAGCCACGCAAGGACACGCGGCTCGATCTGGGACAGGTCACACACCACTAAACTGTACCCATCAGGAGCCATGATGGACTTGCGTAAGAACGATCCCCGCTTCAGGTTCTGCAGGTTAAGTCCACTACCTTTACTTGCTGACCACCTACCTGTGTGCGCACCGTAATAATTAAGTGGAACTGGAAGTGCCCCTCGTCCCGCAATATCCAGAAACCTCTGCGCTCGAGTTCGTTCAAGTGTTGACTTAACGGATAGCCTCGCCTCACAAATTGTTGCCACATCTTCCCGCTCGGAGTTGAGTAGCGCCTGAAACAGCGCGTCGTTTTTTGCAAGAGCAAGTGTTGGTTTGCCAGTTGTCTTACTGACTTTTGTTGGCGGCTCGACACCCAATCTTCGCAACACATCAGCAAACTGCTGGTTACTAGCCAAGGTTGTTTCCTCGATAGCAAGTTTGCTAAGTAACGAACTGCGTGCAGCTTTCTCTTCTTCAATTGCGTTCTCCAACATGGGCATGTCCAGCTGCAACACGGGGTTAGTAAACATCCTGAGTGTCAGGTCAATCAGCTTGAGCTCAGACTTGGGGTAGCCCTCGACCAGTCTTTTAAAGACCTCCTCGCACAGGTACACATCGTGGTTACAGTACTCAGCCAGCTCCGCTTCTATCTCTGGGGTCAGCTCAGTCAGCCCGTCTGTGGAGTGAACGGCTTGACCTTTAGGCGGCAGCTTAAACTCTTCTGCCAGCTTCATCAGGCTGTTGCCAGCCTCCACCCCACGCAAGGCACGCGCCATGCTCAACGAATCAAAGATGAACTTCGGCTGATGCCCGTACACCCAAGACAGTATGGCTATATCAAACTGTGCGTTGTGCGCAAGAACACCAGTCGTTGTCCAGTCGATAGAATCAAAGAACTCTGGCAACCTAGTATGCGTAACCCACGCGGCATCGCCCTCACCTAACCACTTCCAGCTGGCACCGAACGCCTTGAATCGTGGGTCACGTATGTACTGCTCGGTTGTCATCTTGCTCAGCGTGTAGCCACGCTTAGCCCATCGGGTTTCGAAGTCCAGTACAAGCACCCTCAATTCAACACCCGGTTCTCTGGTATCTCCAACTTGTTCATGAGTACTCGGCTTGCGGCTAGTAAAAGACCCATCGCTTCGGTCTCGTCTGCGTTTAGCGTGGACATTTTAAACTCTAGATTTCTTAAGTCCGCTCCGATAAACACGGCAGCAAAGTCATCGTTCGCAAGGCACTTTTCCACAAAGTCCGAAGCTGTTTTTCTTAATTCGTTTTTCTGCTCTTCGGTCATACAACCTCCTTCAAATATGTTTCCAAATAATCGAGGTTATCTTCGCGTATAACAAACGCTCTGCCCCCCGCCGCTTCTATCTTATCTATCTCTGCGTGCTGCAATGGAGTCGGCTTGTTCGTACCTGCCTTACACTCAACACCTACGAATTTACCTCTCACGCAACAGATAATGTCGGGCACACCACTCCTACCAAACCCGCCAGTCACAGGATAAAAATAATAGACCTTATACTTCTTCAACAACTCCGTTACTTTCTTCTTTACTTTCCCTTCTGGTGTTGTAGCCATCAAGTGCTCCAAATATTGTTTGTTCTACTTCTATGGTTGTAAATTCAAAGCCACACCCTAAGCATGTCTGCCTCCGTCGTACAAAGTGGTAGCCCTTCGGAGATATATGCGTTCGAGTTTCGTGAACTTTGCCTTTACTTTCTTGGCATCTCTCGCAAATCATGTTCTCTTTCTCTGACAGGGATACGCGGCAGACAACATGCTCATAACAAGTACATCTGCAACAACATCTCGGTTTACGGGGTTTGCTTCAAGACCCATCTTCACATAGTCCCGAATCTGTCCGAGCGTAACAGTTGGCGGTGCGCAGTGAAAAACATTGTGGCCTGCATCAAACACCCCAGCGATGTAAGCCATGGCAAAGTTTCTCTCGTGTGGTTCACCGTTCAGCCGTTCGTAAAGTGTGTTACCGCTAAAGAATCCAGCGTTCGCACTTAGACTAAACAACCCGCAAAACAATGTGGCGGCTATCTTCATGTGTTCTTCTCCTTTTTATTGAGGGCGCATAGTGTTTCCGCAGTGCCGTAACCGTTGCCGTATCCGTTCATGTCTCACCCCTTGCTCTGATGTTAGCGGCAATCCAATTTCGCTCTGCCCGAATAATCTTTAATGTCTGCAATTGCATAGGTAAACCCGTGTCTTGAAAACACAATTTGGCGCACTCTTCACGCTCTGTCCGCTGAACACTCAACACGAACGCAACCAGCCCATCGTCGTTGAAGTTCCAGCGACCAAAGTCGTCCTGCCAACCATGTGTCTCGGCTAATTCAAAAATGTCTTCGTCTTTCATTTATCTTTCTCCTCCCATTCTTCTTTGATCTCTTCATCACGAACGCGCTCGTATGCCTCGTCCTCATCGGGCTCTTTGTCCTCTCTGTGATACGGGGCTTCTAGCCACTTGTCGTAGTTCATTTACCTTGCCTCGCTTTCCTAGTGATTTCTACTTGCTCATCGATGGATAGTTGTTTTTTCTTGGCGATGTTGTTGAGTACTAAAACCCCCGACAGAATTGCAACCACCACCATGTACCAAAACACAATGAAACTACCGATGCTTCGCTTCATCTCACTTCTCCTTCTAGTAGGACATCCACATCAAAGTTTTCGGTTGGTGAACTCTCTACATACCCGTAATTAATCATGGCCCACACTTTATTTATGGCATCCGCTGGGTCTTCTGCCACCACCTCCACCCAGCGGTTGTAGTTGTGGACAATGCGAAGCGAGTACCTATACATGAGGCACCTCCTTTCTTGGTTGTCGGTTCTGGTTTTCAACCCAGTTAATTTCTTCTTCAAGTCGTTGGTTGCGGGCGCGTACCTGCCTGATCTCCCTTTCTAGTTCCGCAATCACTGCTTGATGTTCTTCCTCCGCTTTATTCCAAGCGTCAGACCAACAGATAAAGAATGCCTCCTCGTTCTGCGGTCTGTGCTTTCTACACCAGTCATGCCATGAAGGAATCATATTTTCCATGGAGTGCCTCCGAAAGTTTTTGGCGAGCGGCTTTTATCAGTGGGTCGTAATCAAAATCTTCATTTAGTTCGTACTCAACCAACAGTTTCTCTAGTGCAACCGCCGCATCGTAAGCGCGAGACCGCCTGATAAATTCATCGCTCTTCATGCGTGTGCTTTTAATGCCCTCGATTACTGCTTGAGTGAGGAAGGTCTGGAAGATCTCATCCATCGTGTCTTTGTCTGCGTTGATTGCGTAAGTCGCACTCCCATCCTCGTGCTCCTCCTTAAGTTCTATATTAATGCGGGAGGGAGGTCGGGTATCTCCTTCTTCCACTTCTTCTTGAAGTACTTCGCCACTAGTATGCGTTCGGTTTCCGTCTTCCAAGGGCAAGACCATCTGCTCATCGTAAGGCCACTCTCGTGCAGACTTTCTGAGGGAGTTCCAGAACGCTTCGTCTTCATCTTCTTTGATTGTGTAGTCATTCCGAATGTCCTTGAATAAACCGCCAACAGTTTCCTGCATCTCGTTAACTTTCTGAGATGCCATGTAAAGAACTTCGCCGATGCTTTCGCAGTTGGGTAAACGAAGACCATTTTGTGTATGCAGCGCGTCTTCACAGGTTGACAGGATGTTTTTAACTTCCCAAAGTTTTGTATCTAAATCGTCAATTTTGTTCCAAGTAATAGTCATGTTTGTGCTCCTTTCAAGTTAAGCGAGGCGAAGGATTTCTACTGCGTTGTCTGTGATGCAGGTCTTGTAAGACTCGTTACCCCAGTTGATAGAACACCATGCGGCTGCTGCTGCGCGTAGTGCTTGTCTCTCGGTCTTGTATTTAGCAAGCGGGACGGATGCCACCTGTCCGACAGCGAGGTTCTCCACATAGGAACGGAAGTGCTTTTGTAACTCACCATACTGACGGTGGGACTTGGCTTTACGAAGCACGGGCTTGGGGGGTGGGGCTACTTGCAGATTGCCGTACTCGTTACCCTCAAGGTCAATGACTTTGTACTGCACACCAGTGGCGTTGAGGATTTTTACTGCGTCTTTGATTGCGCGTGTGATGATGGTTGATTGCATTTGTAGTTCTCCTTTTTGGTTAGGTTTAATACTTACTTACGGGTTAATCGAGGATGTTCTCTTCTTGATCTTCTTGATCTTCTTGATAGTGTTCTGCGATCTCGTGCCAGTTAACATCGGATATGAACGCTAGGGCGTAATCTCTTGCGATGCCCTCGGGGGTGCTCTCGTAGATGATCTCTTCAACAAATTCTCTAGCGCTATCGGCCGACCAATACATCTCTGACCCATCGAACATCTCAAGATTGACTCGCCATGTGGCGTAGTTAGTCCATCCGTTATAAGTTTCATTCATGGTTTTCTCCTTTTTAGTGGTGGTACTACGGGTAGTATATGGTCAAACATTTGACACAGCAAGCGATTACTAAATGCTCTCTTACGGGACTGCCATTTAATGCCTCGCGCCCTGCGCTGGCGCACGAAGTGTCTGTCTGCTTTATTCATACTCACCTCCTGCGTACGGTGTAGTCGTATCCATAGTCGTAGTCATACGCGTACTTAAAACTTTCATCGTATGCGTAGTCGTCGTACTTACTGTCCTCGCCTAGCAGTTCCTTGCGAACCAAGTCAACGAATGTCTCGGGGTCTACATACGCCATGTCCACCATCTCCGAGCGGCTCATGTTGTAGATACTCTTGTTGGTTGTGTCCGCGTACAAATAGTTGTAGTCCTCGGGGTCGGGCACGGTCGGATCGCGCTCAGTTGGTAGGCTCTCCCAGTCCACCTGCAAACAAGCCTCACGCAAGGCAAGCAGCGTGGGCAGGTGCAGTCTCTCTTTGGCTGTGTGTTCGTTTGAGTAGCCGCATGAGATGTTGGTGCATTCGGGGATAATCTCCGTGTAGTTGGCGGTGTCTGTAAATATCCCAGTTGCATCGGGCATATACATACACGCTTCGTTCTTGTTCAACGCATCCGATAGAGCCTCGGCAAACACATCTGAACAACACCGCCCCATGCCTTGATGCGTGATGACACTTGTCGAACCCCGCCTGTCGAACGCAATCGCGCGGTCATACCCTTTCAGGAATTCGTCATAGTGTGCAGCCAAGAATCTTGAGCCGATACCGCCTACCTCTTCAGCCCTGTGGAATACATAAGTTCCTGGCACATTAGCATCAATCATCTCCAGCATGAGCCAAGCACCAGCGGCATCATCCGCACCCAAAGCCTCGCCGTCATCCTTATAGTACTCGCTGGTTTGTTTGTCGAACTTAACGATCTGCTTACCCTCGGTGCGATGAACGCTGTCGGTGTGACAAGAGAACAGGGTGCGCGACTTATCATCGGTTATTACAACGAGTGCCATGTCGTTGAGATTGGTCATACCATACGGGGCGAGAAACTTTTCAATCCATTGTTCCTCTGATTCTGAATTGTGCTTACGCTTGTATGTAAGCATTGCGTGTAGTCTTTTAAGCATGGCTTGTTCTCCTTTATCGTCCGTGGATACATAGATTGATGTCGTAGTTGCTGAGGTTGCTAAGACCTATCCTCCGCATAAACGCATAGATTTTTCTAGTGGAAAAGGCGTAGCGCTCCAGCACTTCCCTCGCCGTGAATATATCTGGCATCACGAGATTGCCTAGGTCATCTACTACGGTTCGTTCTTCAGCCCGTAACTGCGCGAGTATTTCATCGTCGTTCTCACGACCCTCTTCGTAGCAGTCGAACCCCCCGTCCGTCTGCCTCACAAATACAAAGGCTGTTTCAACAAACAGTTGCATACTTGGGACATACCGCCATTCCCCGTCAGCCATCATCAGCGCATCCGATATGGGTACAACCCCATCACCTTCGGCATCCACGGCGTCGTCTCGATGTAGATACTCATCAGCGGCATCGGAATACACGATGTCATTCTCCTGCAGATAACTATCGTGATACGCACGATCGTTTACATAGATGACATGCTCTCCATGTACCCAGTCCTCACGACCGTGTCGACCAACCGCCACCACATACCTTCCGTGGTTTGTGCAACCGTGGCAGAGATAATGACCGTAATAATCTGAATACTCCCAGTCAAGGTCGTCTGGGTCGTCGACATCGACATCGGTGTTACACCCCTCGCAGTAGGCTGTGCTAGATTTGCGTCCATACACACCTCTAGTATCGGAGCAGTAAAAGTCATAGTCGCCTGAACTATCACAGATGACGAACCCCGTATCTGTAAGTTTTACCGTCTTTCTGCTGCCATCGATATACGGCAGGACATATACACTGTCGTCGTCGTCGTTGTCGTCTTTAATCTCCAGCAGTCGCGCACCAACAGGCCAACTGTCCGCCATGAAATACCCCATGAGTTCTAGCCTGTCCCGCAACGCGCTGGCTTCTACGCCATAGACACGGACAAAAGATTTAGACGGCTCATGCACGATAGCCCGAGCAACATACGGCGTGTTATTGCTGAACGGATCTGTCATCCAGACGATTCTGAACTCACCGCTCGCATACACTTCGACTGGGTGGTAGTCCCCGACAACATCGAATCTGCTTACTGACCCAGTCATGCACGACCCACAAGAACCTAAATTGTCGTGCTCGTAGACACCACGAAAGTACTCCCGTGTGTCCCCAAAGTGAATGTCGAACTTCTTCACCCCGTCTGCCATAGACCGAATGACCTCAGGCGCCAGCAAGTCCCCGTAAAACTTCTGAATATATCGCCCGACCTTCATCACCACTTGACGATCCTCTTTGCCATACTGAACCGAGGGTGTGTATGCAACCATGGTCGGCTCGTTCAGGGATATGTGCGGCATATGCCACCACAACGACAGGTGTCGATCCTGTAAGTCAAGACTGCGAAACTGCTCGACAAACAGAGGCGGTTGATACTTGCCAGTATTGAACCAGTGATACTCGCGCCATATCCAAAATAAATCATCTGGCATCATGGTTTCGAATATCGGCTCGAACTTCTCCCAAGCATCGTTATTCCAGACCCAGTTTGTGACGCAGTCACCGAGCCTATCCTTTAGCCACTCCGTTTCGCGTAAGTCGGATGGGATGCTTGAAGTCACCTCGTGGGTGTCGGCAAGTTGCGTGAGCATATTCGTGTCGGGTACGCCCGCCAGACCTGCACGATCCCGCAGCATCGCCAAGTCAATTATCCAGCCGTAAGACTCTCGGTTGCCCCGAATCAGATCGAACACGCTTTCTTTAGTCTGAATTTTCATGGCTCCTTCTCCTTTCGTTTATTTAAGTTTGTTCACAGTCAGGGTGAACTCCTGCCACTCGCTGCGCCCCTCGTTCATATCTAGTATGCGTTTGGTGCGCGGTCTAAGTAGTGCGGCGAATGACTCCTGTGTGACTGCCGTGCAGTCTGGTCTGCTTGGCTCCTTGGGTAGGTGCTTGGCAAACTCTTTTAGTAGTGCGGCTTGCTGTGGTTTAAACATGGCTACTCTCCTTTATGTGGGGGATACCGCCCCCTTCGGTTTTGGGACAGGTGTCCCAAAATCTATTTCGAACCTATCTCGTATCTCAAACGGCAACGCTCTGTGCCGCTCGTGTAAATCGTTTGACATATGGGCATCGACTAACTCCTGCCATGTCTGCGGGGGGTTCTTGCCCAGCCGCTTGTGTTCGCGTAGTTGGTTGCGCACCTCGTTGAGGATGGCGCGGTATTGGGTAATGAAGTCAAAGCCTGCGGTTTTACATGGGTCGCTCAGGCTCACGGCGGTGCGTATGTAGTTGCGTTTGTTTGCCAGCACTTTTAGGCGGGCGCGAATTTGGTTGTCCAGTTCTTGATAGCAGACGGCGAACTTTTCTCCTCGGGCGCGGCGCAGGGCATCGGCTTTTGCTTGGGTGTTTTTATGGCGCAGGAGTTCGACTAGCCCATCGATGACCTCGGGTGTGAGGAGCGGGTACTTGGGTGCGTAGTTTGTCAAACGCTTGCGGTACTCCTCGGGTGATTCGTACTGTTTGACAATCACGAGGTTGCAGAAGGAGGGGGTTGCTTTTTTCATGGTGTGCTCCAAGTGTAAAAGGTTTGACAGGTCGTGTCCAGTGCGTCCACCAATTCAGTCCAAGTGTCCAGCAGTGGTGGTCGGCTGGAAGCCTTATGGGGCTTGGGTTTGATCTCTACCAGTACGGCATGACTACTAGAATAAATATAAAGCAAAGGCAGACTAGAAAGAAGAAAGTTCGTCCACTTATAGAGAGAGATATATATAAATATTATTAAATATAAATATATGTAGTCATGCTGGACTGGTGGACGCTGAATCGTTGTGGGGCTTGGGTTTGCGCTGTCCACGGGTGGTGGACAGTAGGACTGAATCGGTGGGACAGGTGGACGCACCCTTATAAATACTGGGCTTGGCGGCAACACCCTCGCCAAGCCCCCTAAACGGCTCAAGAATCGGTTGACGATAGTTCCATGTAGGTGGGGAACCATCGAGCCTTGGGAGGGCTTCCTGTGCGTTTCTGAGCCTTGTATGAGGCGAGTTGTTTGCGTTCTACCTCTAACTTGTAACGCTTGGGTGCGTACTCGGCGAGTATCTGCTCGCGTGTTTTCTTCTTTGACATGGCTTACTCCTTTCAAGTGGTTTGGGACAAGTGTCCCAAAAAGAAAAGGGGTGTCCCTAACCGCTGAACACCCCTCGCTCGCACAACTGCAACGCTGTGAAACTGTCAAACGGAAGCGAGGAATCGCTTCTGCTCTGCCTTACTCAATGCCTCGAACGCCTTGAGCAACTTGGCAACGGCATCAACCTTCTGTTTCTTGGCTCCGCCTCGCCCGTCCTGTGCAACCTTGTGATACTTGGCGATAGTGCGGTTCCATTGCTTCTGTGCGGCTTCATGACGATTACTGCTAACTGCCTCCTCGCTCGTGAAGAAGCGATACCCGCCATTGCTCGCCTGACTGACAAAGCAATCATAGTGAACCGCATGAGACTCTGCTAACTCCGCAATGTCCCCTGCGGGCAAGTACCCGCCCCGAAGCCTACTAAGCAATGCCTCGCTCAGTTGATTACCTGCCTTGAGATAGCCGAGGTAAAGCGCACTAAGTGTTTTTTGGTTCTGCATGGTTCTTCTCCTTAAGAAGTCTTTGGGACAGGTGTCCCAAAAACAAAAGCCCCGCAACTGGCGGGGCATCAGATCGGCTGGCAAACCCAACCGATACATCTATTATACCACGGCAGGGTTTTTGCTTCTAAGCCAGCCGAGCAGTTTTGGAGTTTTGCAGACCCCACCGTGGGGGTATCCCCCCTTTTTTGGGTGGGGCTGGGCGGCGGACAAGATCACTATTCCGTAACCACTCCAAAAAATTTTGTCCAACTATGTCTAATAATAGACAACACATATCTAAACAAACCCGCGCTAAACTCGGCGAGCCATGCAAGCCAATCCCTACAAAATCCAAAAAATAAAGCTGACAGATACCGCAGCAACCAAGGCCATCGTGCGCCTACACAAACAGTGCTTCCCCGAAGACGACGTACTCGAACCCACTGAAGGCTACTGGTGGGTTGTCAAATATCAGACAGATGTGGTAGGCTTCGCCGCGATGCGTCGTTCTACCCGATGGAGTGACACGGGATATTTGTGGAGAGCAGCAGTTGCACCGCTGCACAGGGGCAGAGGAATACAAAAGCGGTTGATTTTAGTTAGGGAACGGATGGCGCGCCGCCTAGGTTGGGCGTACATGATTAGCGACACAAACCAGAACACACAAAGTGCAAACAACCTCATTAAAGCCGGATACAGAATGTACGACCCCAAATGGCCATACGCCTTTGAAACAACGTGCTACTGGAGAAAGTACCTTGGACAAAAAGGAAAGAAAGCGAGAGCAGAGTAAGAAGTACTACGCAGCAAACAAAGAAAAAATACTCGAGAAGAAAAAGAAAAGACGCGCAGATTTTCCAGAAATACAAAAAGCCGCCGCCAAGGCGCACTACGAAAACAACAAACAGAGCTACATAGAACGCTCGGCAAACCGAAAGAAGTCACTAAGAGCAGAGTGGGCAGCGTTTAAAGCAACGCTATCTTGCGAAAGATGCGGGGAGAACCACCCCGCGACATTTGATTTTCACCACGTGGTTAGAGACAAATCGAATGAGAAGGTGCACAAGCTGGTCGGTAACGGTTCGTATGCGCGGGCCCTTGAGGAAATAAAAAAGTGTATTGTGCTGTGCGCCAACTGCCACAGAAAGCTGCACTACGAGGAAGAGCTGGAAAAGAAACGGGCTAAAAAACCTAAGAAAAAACCTAGCAGTTCTGTCAAAGTTTAGACATACAAAGGTAAAAAAACCCCCAGCAGCGCTGGGGGACAAAGTGGGATCACCCACCAAGAAGGAGAAGTAACCATGAAGAAAGTCTTCACAAGCTACAGATAGCGAGTATACACTGTAAAAAACGGAGCGCAAGTGTTAGATCACTTAATTGAATTCACTCCCGAGGTGCTGACTAATCCGGCAGAGGTGGTTGTTACTGTCGAAAAAGCGACACCCAACGAAATGTTTAATGCTCAGGTCGCTACGTCGGACTGGATAAAGTCTTTGGGCGTAGAAGACGATGAGGAGATGCTGGATGTGGCGCAGACATCGGCAGCGCGGGAGGCATTTGTTGCGCTTACAACTAATACAAAGCCAAAACAAGTCAAGGATTTGCTGTTAAAAGTAGAAACCCCTGAGGCAGTTCGGCATGTCGTAGCTATGTTGACCGCGTATGATTGGGAGTTTGTTAACCAAGCTAAAGAATTGCGGGGGATGGCCGTTGCAAAACTCGTGGAAGAGACGAATCACCCCGATGCAAGGATCCGGCTGCGGGCTATCGAGCTTCTGGGAAAGGTCACGGAGGTCGCCCTCTTCACGGAACGTATGGAGATTAAGAAAACTGACCTTACAGACACTGAACTCGATGCGAAGATTAAGGAGAAGCTAAACCGCCTAAACAATGTCATCGACATAAAGCCTGAAGACGTGCAAATAAGCGCAAATGACTAAGCAAGTGAGTGAACAAGAGATGCAGTTATTGTTGTCTACGATGACAACGCAAGAGAAGTTAGATTTTCTAGAGGCTCTGGACGAAAAAGAAAAGAGAACGCGCATAGTAAATGCGCAAAACAGCGTAATTTCGTTTGCTCAGGAGGTATATCCCGGGTTTAAAGAGGGGGCACATCACAGAAAGCTGGCAAAAATATTTGATGACGTGCTGTCGGGTAAGAAGAAACGGGTAATTATTAATATCGCCCCGCGTATGGGTAAGTCTGAGTTTAGTTCTTATCTGTTTCCGGCATGGTTTCTGGGTAAATACCCAGAGAAAAAGATTATTATGGCTACGCACACCGCGTCGCTTTCAGAAGATTTTGGTCGCAGAATAAGGAATCTTATCGATGCTGATGAATACAAAAGAATATTTCCTAACACAGCTATTGCCGAAGATCAGAAGGCAGCTGGCAAGTGGAGCACATCACTTGGGGGTCAATATTACGCCGTCGGTGTTGGAGGTGCTCTTGCAGGTCGTGGTGCCGACCTGTTCGTTATTGACGACCCTCATTCTGAACAAGATGTAAAGACAAATAGTAGGCTGGCGTTTGATAATGCTTGGTCTTGGTTTCAGACTGGACCGCTGCAGCGACTTATGCCGGGCGGTGGAATAATTGTCGTGATGACTCGGTGGTCGCTCATTGATTTAACTGGGCGGCTGCTTGATTTCCAAACAAAAAACCCTGACGCAGACACATGGGAGATTGTTGAGCTGCCTGCAATTCTTCCATCTGGTAAAAGCCTGTGGCCAGAGCAGTGGCCTGTTGAGCAGTTGATGGCTAAAAAAGCGGGGATGGATCCACGCTACTGGAACGCGCAGTATATGCAGGACCCCACGGCAGAAGAAGCGGCTATGGTTCGCCGCGAGATGTGGAAGATGTGGCCAAAAGACAATCCGCCAAAGTGCGAGTTTATTATTCAGTCTTGGGATACGGCCCACGAAACCAAAACAACTTCGGACTATAGCGCCTGCACTACGTGGGGTGTCTGGTATAACGAGGAGGAGGGGGACTCGCCGCATCTGATACTGCTCGATGCATTTAAAGCACGGATGACTTTTCCGGAACTAAAAGAATCGGCGCTTAAGCACTATAAGGAGTGGGAGCCTGATGCGTTTATTGTGGAGAAAAAAGCGGCGGGTGGACCGTTGATTCAAGAATTGCGTAGGATGGGTATCCCAGTGCAAGAGTTTACTCCCAGCAGAGGCAATGATAAGATTGTGCGCCTTAATGCAGTATCAGATTTATTTGCATCTGGCAAGGTGTGGGCTCCAGACACTCGGTGGGCGCGAGAGGTAATAGAAGAAATTGCGGCTTTCCCAGTTGGAGAACATGACGACTTTGTAGACACAACATCGCAAGCACTGTTAAGATTTAGACAAGGCGGATTTATTTCGCTAGACTCTGACCAAGTTGATGATGCGCCGATGTGGCGGGCCCGTAAGGCTGCTTACTATTAAGGACTTATATGGCTGTTGATAAATCTCTATACAAAGCCCCAGTCGGAATAGCCGAAGAAGCTGCCGCTCTTGAGGGTGAGCCAGAGCTTGAAATCGAAATCATCGACCCGGAAGAAGTAAACATCAAAATGGGCGATATGGAAATAAGCATCGATCCAGATGCAGAGCCCGATTTCAGTATGAACCTTGCAGAAGAAATAGATGACGGGGAGTTGGAGTCTCTGTCTGGCGATTTGCTAGGGGACATCCAAAACGATATTGACTCCCGTAAAGACTGGGAAGAGGCATATAAAAATGGCCTTGTGCTGATGGGCTTGAAGTATGAAGAGCGCACAGAACCGTGGGATGGGGCGTGCGGTGTGTTTCACCCGATGATTACTGAGGCGGTTGTGCGGTTCCAGAGCGAAACCATTATGGAGACGTTCCCCGCGCAAGGCCCCGTCAAGACGCAGATTATTGGTAAAGACAGCCCAGAGAAAGATCAGGCGGCGGCCCGTATTAAGGCCAACATGAACTACGAGCTCACAGAGCGCATGACGGAGTTTAGGCCGGAACACGAACGCATGCTATGGAACCTGCCAGCAACGGGATCAGCATTTAAGAAGGTGTACTACGATCCCAGCCTGCAGCGCCAGATCTCTGTGTTTGTTCCAGCCGAAGACATTATTCTGCCGTATGGAGCGTCTAACCTAGATACATGCGAGCGCGTAACGCACCGCATGCGTAAAACAGAAAACGAAATTAAGAAGCTGCAAGCCGCTGGGTTTTACCGAGACATCGAGCTGCCAGATCCCCCCAAGCAGATTAACGACCTGCAGAAAAAGAAAGACGAAGAGACTGGCTTCTCAGCCATGCACGATGAGCGCTATGAGTTGTACGAGTCGCACGTCTCTCTGAATCTGCCCGGGTACGAAGATGAAGACGGTATTGCACTGCCATACGTAGTAACGGTGCTAAGCCATACAGGCGACATTTTGTCCATACGCCGTAACTATTACGAAGACGATCCGACCAAAGCTAAA